AGGTTACGTTTGAACGCCTTACAACGACTCCGTTAGTGTTTATCAACTGGACGTTGTGAAGCCCTGAAGCGACCTCGTTTTCGTTTCCGAAGATTGTAATGTTCTTTGAGCCTTCTCCGATTGTGTTTCTGCTCCCGACAACTTTGAAAGCCGTAACGCTTTGTCCGACTATGTTTTCTGCTCCGCTTACCTTGCCTTGAAAAACCGGGTACTTGTTGCCGTCCTTAGTTGTTTCGCTTGAAGGGTTAGGCATTTTTTCAGAACCTAAAGAACCGCCCGAATTTAGACTCTTCTCGGATTTTTGGAAAGTAACGGGTTCTTTTATCTTAATGAGTTCGACCTTCGTTAAACCCTCCTTGAAAGGGTTGTAGTTCATAACCTTGTTCAAACGCCAGTAAGCGTTATCTATTACAATTTGGTCGCGGAAGTCAAGCGTGTTAATGTCGGTCGGCTCTAAGTAAAACAGTCCAGTCATAACCTTCGAGTCCTTGTCTGTTACCTCGTTGATATAGTTACGGTGGTAAATGTTGAACAAGTTAGCGTTAGTTACCTGAATCGTACCCGTGTAACTGTTTGCTTGATAGAACAACTCAAAAGGAAGTCCGAAGTTAATATCAACCGTTGGTGTTATTGGATTGTCCCAGTGCCCAGCGTAAGGGTAAGTCGTTTGTGTAAGTGTTGGGTTTAAGTAACTCGCCAACTCCCAAGACGGGTTACTCGGTAAGTTCTCAAAGTAAAGAATCCGAATATTCGCATCCGTTGGCTTTGCCCCCTCCGAAATGTCAGCATCGTAAATTTTCGGAATGATTCGGTTTGAAGGGTTATCGTTAACCAAAGGAGAAGGCGAGAAGATTATTTCGACTTCCTTTTTTGACTGAACAAAGTCGTTGTCAATCTCAACCCTTGAGCGTCCGTAAACGTGTCCTCTGTTATTTTGATACCGCTCGTTGTAGTAGTCTCCGTCCTCCGAGTAGGTGTAAATGTATTCCCGGTCAGTCAGAACTCCCAACGGTTCAAGAGTAATATCTTTGTCCCTTGCCAGCTTATACGTCCAGTCCTTTGTACCGCCTTGCGAGTAGAATGTGTCTCGCGTTTCAATAAGTAGGTTCTTCTCGTTATTCGGGTCAACCTCAACAAACAAGTTGAACATCTTAAATACGGACGTTAGAAAGTCCGACATAGTACACTCAGGCGCAATCGTTGAAAAGTCTAAAAGGTCTCCTTCAAAAGCGTCTATTATTGCATCGTTGCTGAACTCCGCATCTTCCGCAGTTATATCAAAGTCAGTAAAGAAGTTAGAAAGCGGCAAGATAGAGCCAAGAGCGTTGCTTATTATCAAGTTTTGATTATCTAACCAAAGCCGATAATAGACCCTGTCTCCAGCAAATAAGACTTCTTCTGAAGCCGTAAGGTTGAAAGTCAACGTCTGCTCTAAGTAGCTATTTGTTTGTATTGGAAACGTTGTCTCGCTCAGAACCGTTTGTTGTCCGCTCGTATCAACTTTGAATATTTGACCGCGCAAGTTAGAACCCGTTGAACTGTAAATGCGACTAATTGAAGCCGTGTCTCTTTGCACTTTGATTGTAGCCGTATGGTTGAAAGTGTAAAGACCAGTCTCAGGAACGAGATAATTCAAACCCGTTGTCGTGTAATTGTTTCCCGTGTCGAAACCTCCTCCAGTAGAATCGTTGCTAATGTCGAGCGTCTTGTAATATAAACCCGTAGAAACGTTAAACCAGTTGGTTAGTGTTGTTTCTGCTGGAAGTAAAGCCCTAAATAATCTGTTTGCAGATTGAGAGCCGTCAGGAAGCAAAGTCTTTTTTGTGAACGGAACAATTAACTTGCTCCAAAGCGTTGAGTTAAAAAATGAACTCTCGTAACTGAACCCAGCGAAAGCAAATATTCTGTTTAGAATCGTACTTGCATATAAAGCTGGGCGAAGGTCGTTCGGGTAAAAGACTCGTCCAACGTTATTAAACTCTGTCCTCTTGCCGTAATCAATGTAAGGGTAAACGTAGCCGTCAGTATTCGACCAACTGTTTACAATATTGGTTTGAGTTAGTTCGTGATTTAGGTCGCTGAAGTCAAGCGTTTCGTTTATCTTTTTGTCTCCAAGTACCGAGAAGATGTTTATCAGCTTTCCAATGAACACAACCTCGTAGGTGTAAGCGTGTCCTTTTTGAACTATTTTCCGAAGCTGGACAACTCCAGCCATAACCTCCACCCCGTCAGCTATTACTCGCGCCTCCGCTTTCTTATTAGGGTTAAAATTGACAGATATATTGCTAATGTTAGCATCGTAATTGTTGCTTATGTTAACATCGTAAATATGTCCAAACAACTCATCGTTTGACTTTGTTGCTGGACACTTGATTGTCTTCGAGTATTCCGTGCTTCTCTTCTCAGGGTTACGAATATCAGCAACTCCGTAATTGAACGAGAAGTCGAAGCCCTCGAAAACGTCTAACCGATAACCCTCTATTCTAACCTCAACCACGTTGTCTTCTGTTTTTAATTGAGTAGTTCAGTTCAAAAGTGTACTGCATCAACTTATCGTTCAGGCTCGTTTTGCGTTGGACTCTTCGCGGGTCAATGTTAACCGCAATCAGTTCGTTGTTCTCCTCGATATAAACGCTCGGAGACGTTGCTAAATCTTCAAGCCAAACGCTTTCGTCCTCTGTTAAATAGTCGGTGTTTACCGTTACCTTCTTGTTTAGTGCTACGTTGTAATCCGTTGTACCTCTGTTCTTCTTTGTGTACGTGTAGCTTGAACCGTTCCAGTCGTGGTGCTGCTGGTCGTACTTGTCCTTTTTAATGTCGGTCGTATGGATTGACTTCAGATAAAAGTTAAACCCATCGTAACCGCCTAAACGATTAAGGAAGTGAACCCGAACCTCGTTGTACTTTGAACAAGTCTCGTTAACGTTAAAGGTAAACCGTTCGCTCGTTTGTTGGTTCGTGTTGTCCTCCAAGTGAATCGTATAACTTGCCGCTCCATTGAGAGCCGTTGAAGGTGTTGAACCGAGTAACGTGTCTGTGTAAAGTGCCGGGTCGATGTTGCCTATGTCGTGAGTGCCGACTGGTATTCTGAAGTAAATCTTGTCCCAAGAATCAGCAACCGCGATGTTGTTAGAAACGATACCGTCAGCAAGTAACGACCCAGTTGCGTTGTAACCTGAATACGCTTTTATGTTGTACTGGTAAGCCCCGAACCTTTCGTTTGCTATAAACTGAAGCTGGTAGCTTTGGTCTGAGTCTATTCGTATTGTACGCGGAGAATCAGTTAAGAACTTCTTTGTGGTACTTGCCGTGTTGTTTATAATGTAGTCCGTATAATCAAAGTCGAGCCATTCGATTTCGTTTCGTACTCCGTTCCAAACGCTCTTTATTTTGGTTATGAATAAGTCGCCCGACTCGTAAACCCCTTGAGCGTTTTTGTCCTCTTCGAGTATCGTTAAATAATACTCTTTGTGCATTTGGTTCGTTACATAGAAGCCGTTGTGGTTTGCTCCGAAAATATCAAGCTGACCGTTCAGATAAGACTGAAGAAACCGAGACGGGTCAAAGAAAGCCCGGTCGAAGTAAACCGTTCCACCGTCCTCTGCTCGTGTTGGGTAAACCTTGACTTGTGCGATTAGAGGGTCAACTGGAAACGTAGGAGGGACGATTGCAATATTGAAACGAACCGTTGGCGTGTAATTCGTTGTCTTGATAACGTAAGCGTTGTCGTTGTACGCAAGTCCGTACTGTTCAGGTTCTCCGTTTTGTGTAAGAAAGATAGCCATTAGCTTTCGATGAGTTTCTTGATTTCTTCAAATGTTATTTCGATGTCCTCCGCAAGTGCCGCCTCAACTACTCCCGCAATGTTTCTATTTGCTTTGTCTGCGGCTGGTTGTATCCAGTTCTTCGGCTTGATTCCTTTCTGCTTAATGCTTCTATTGATAACGAACGCCAAAGACTTTCGCTCGTAGTCTTTCAATTGCTTGTCTTGTCCCGTTACCTTCTGCAAGGTGTTCGGATAACTTAACCATTGCTCAAGAACTCCCGGAGGCAAACCCTTTCCCGGCTTTCGACCTTCGTCCACGTTCTCCCCGTATGCCGCCATACGAATCTGAAGTCGGTAAATTTGCCCGAAAACTTTAACCTTTGGTTGTACGGCAAGTTTGATAGACTCCCCAAGCTGACCCGAAGAAATTAGGTTCTTCTCGGTTAGTGAGTTGGTTAGTTCCTTAACGTACTCGCCACGAAACTCGTTAAGCGCGTCTATCAGTTTATCGAATGCCATTTTGCTTTTGTTGATGGTACTCGTAAGACTGTTTAGCCTTTTGGAACGAGATGAGATTCAAGAACTCCCGCAAAGGAAGAGCGAAGAAGTAACCCCATTTGGTCGCATCGTTATTTGACAGATTGTTAACCACGTTCAACCATCCGTATTTTGTTTCAAACGTCTCAACTTTTTCTCCGCTTGTCTCTTGACTTTCTCCGCTTTCTTGACCGAAGATTCCAGTATATGTTTTGCGGACTTGAGATAACTGGTTAAAAAAAAAGCGGACAACGGTTGTACTATTGTCATCGGTGCTTGAAGCATCTGCTCGGCTATCTCCTTGTGCTTGTCCGCGTTGTAAGGTTGTTTCTTCCAGCCGTACCAAGTGCGCTTTTTAGGCACAAGGAAAACCGCCATTATCTCGTGAAGCTGGTCGATAACCTTGTCTGGGTCTTTCATCAAGTGCATTAAGGTAATGTATTGCCCTCCGTTCAGCTTGTAAACGTCTGTAATAACATCGTATCTAACGCCTCCAAATTCAACCGCCTTTTGTACTTCCCCGACCAGTTGTTCAGTAAGGAAAGAAAGCGTGTTCATGCACTTAGCGTAGGTTTTTAGAGAGTAGGTTTCTATCTCGTCCATCGGAGTCCCCGACATTATCGAGATGATTGCCACGTTGGTGGCGTACTCGTCACCCTTCTCTGCGAGAATCTTCTGAAGTGCTTGGAACTGTTTAACCGTTACACCCTCCCAGCTATTAGGTAACTCAATCTTCATTCTTTAGTTGTTCTATTTTTCGCCTTGCCCATTCAACGCCCTCAGTTCCGCCCCAAGCTAACCACATCAAACGACCGCAACCTTCGCCCAGCTTTCGGGTTGAGTTCCTTTTGTGCCGTATAAATGCCGCCATTCGCTCAATGGTTTCTAAACTAATCGGCTCACGGTTTGCGAGTTGGTTGGCTCTTGCCTTTCCTACGGCAGTACCACAACCTTTCCAGCCGTTCTTTTCAGCCCATCTTAAGGCAGTCTTTGCGTTCTCAGAAGCGGCTTTCGGGTAGTCGGTGTACGACTCTTGCATCCGCCAAATTTTGTTCAGTCTCTCAAGCATTTCAATAATAAATAGCGAATCCGTGTTTTTGTGTCTAACGTATTGTGTACTTCCCCGCGTTCGCTTTCAACTTCTCCATTGCCACGTACCTCAAAGCATCGAGAGCGTGGTTGTTATCGTCTTCGGGTTGGTTGGTTACTTGGTTTGTTTTATAATCTCGTTTCCAAGCGTAGTTGCGGAGTTCTCGGATAACATTAACTGAGTCTTGGTGCACCATTATTTGAACGCTCTTTAGCTTGTCGATGCCCGACCTTACCGAGTCTTGACCTTTTGCAACTGGTCTAATCCTGAAGCCTGACCGTCTTATTTCCTCAATGCTTTTAGGCTCTGCTGAGTCGGCTATTATCTCGTCCGACCTTTGTAGTCCGCAACGTTGAGCAATGTCTGCATTCGTTAACCCGGACTCGTAAAGTAATTCCTTGACCCATAGTTTGCCCTCTTGGTAAACAACTTCCACAAGTGCGGTCGGGTCGTTAGTGAAACCGAAGTCCAGCCCGTACGCTTTCCACTTGTAGCCCGTTGGAAAGTCTTTGGTTTCTTGCCAGTTCTCGTAAATCGCTCCTTCTCTTCTTGACCTTTGCCCAAGTCCGTAGACCTTCCATTTGTATTCGTCTGCCGTTCCTCTTGCCTTGTTCTCAGTAGTCGGCTCGTAACTGTTTATCTTGTCCCGAATATGCTGGTCGAGAAACGTGTTGTCCAACATCGTGGAATGAATCAAAACCACATCGTCTCGTTTGAGTACGTTGTCGTAAATCCAATGTTCGTCCGTGCTTGGGTTATAATCGAGAATCCATTTCCCTTTGCAACGTTGCTCCAGTTGGTCGAAGTCGTCCTTGCTTGTTTCGATTGCCTCGTTGAGCCAAAAGTAATCGGTCTCGATACCGTGAAGTTTCTGCGAGTCATCAAGTCCGTAGAACTCAAACGTAGAGCCGTGAGC